GGGGGTTTAGTTTGTTTCTTAGGTTTGATTTCAACTATGTACTTAGATATTTTTCCGCTTTTTTCACGTACCTTAATGTAGAAGTCGGGATAATATCTGTGTACTCTTTTATCTATAGGAGATCTGTATGGTATTGCGATTTCCTCACTTCCCCACTCTAATATGGAGGGTGTGCTATCACAATATTTCATATATTTCTTCTCCCATAGCGATCTATACACTATGTTAGTAGGATTACCACGGTACTTTCTTGGGTTTAAAGGTTTGTAAAGTCCCGAATATGCCATATATAATATAGAATCCCACGATTATATTTAGAGTGCCAGGACCAGTAACTAAAATAGACGAGTTTATGAAGAAAATTGGTAATAAGGGAGGAATGTCTCTTACTACTGGTTTTGATGTAGAATTTCAATTTGGTGATAATAGTACATTTAACAGAGACTTCTATACTGATGGTGAAGAAGATGTAGTTCATATGTTGTGCGATGAAGCACAATTACCAAATGTTCAGTCTGCTACTGGACAAATGAATAGGTATTTGGGTGAAGGGCAAGTATATTATCCACACACAAGATTATTTACTGATATTAGTTTGGGTTTCTTGTGTGATGCTCAAATGACACCATTTAAGTTTTTCCAGAATTGGTATAATACGATATATGGTGATCCAATAGTTGATATGAGTGGAAATGGAGTTGAAGGTGCGAGAACAACACAACCATTAAAAAGAAATCGTGTTAATAGATTGAAATACATGGATGAATATGTTTCAACATGTAGGATTATGAAAACAGAACCCAATAATGTTTCTCCTAGTGGTAGAGTACCTACCAGTGTGTTGTTGGAGAATTGTTATCCATATGCTATTGATGCAGTTCCTCTTGCTTATGGAACTTCACAGGTTACGAGAGTTAATGTTAACTTCTATTATTCAAGACATACGATTGTACATGGTAACCCTGGAAATGATGCTAACTTCAACCTTAGATCATTCTTTGACTTCCTCTAGCCCAGCAAATTCGGTTTTTTGATTCCATAAAACCCGAAAAATTTACTCGGCAATTTTTTGCCCCAAAAAGTCGCTATATATAAATATACGACTTGAAATCATTTTTATGGCATTACCAAAGGTCGGGTATCCTACGTATGAACTGGAATTACCCTCTACAGGCAAAACTGTCAAATATCGCCCATTTCTTGTAAAAGAGGAAAAGGTGCTTTTAATGGCATTGGAAGGAAAAGATGAAAAACACATAGTTAGTGCAGTTAAGGATTTAATCAAAAATTGCGTTATTTCACGAATTAAGGTAGAAACTCTTCCTAGTTTTGATTTGGAATATCTGTTTTTAAAGATCAGAGCAGCATCTATTGGTGAAATCATTAATTTGACTGTAACTTGTCTTGATGATAATAAAACAGAGGTACAAACAGAAATTAATATCAATGAAGTTACTGTCAAGAAGGAAAAAGGTCATAGTACCAAAATCATGTTTGACAAGAATACTGGTATTGTGATGAGATATCCTAGTATGAAAGAATTTGTTGATAGAGAGTTTTTACTGAAGGAAATGAAGACTGAGGACGTATATGACTTTATTGCAGATTCTATAGATCAGATATTTGATGCTGAAGAAGTATATGATTCAACAACTACAACAAAGAAAGAATTTCGTCAATTTGTTGATGGTTTAACAACCAAGCAATTTGAGAAAATTCAACAATTTTATGCTACTGCACCAAAACTGTCTCATACGTTTAAAGTGACCAATCCTAATACAGGAAAAGAATCGGATTACACGATTGAGGGTCTACAGAGTTTTTTCGCATAGCACTCTTCCAGAATAGTCTGGAAGGGTACTACAGAATTAATTTTGCTCTTATGCAGTACCATAAATATAGCTTGAGTGAAATTGAAGATATGATGCCTTGGGAGAAGGAAGTTTATACAACATTCTTAGTCCAATACCTTGAAGAACTTAAACAGAAACAAGAACAGGCAAAACACTAGTGGCAGGATTAACTAAAACATGGTCAGGAGATTTAACCGAGGAAATTGCGGGTAGGATTCTTAATGCAATAAAGAATTATGATGATGAAGATGGTAATAAAGGAGAAGCATCCACTAGTGTTAAGCAAGCAGCAAAGAATTTAGATAAAGATGATGGTTCTATTAGAGTTAATAGTAGTTCTATAGTTGTTAAAGATACTATTCTTCCAGTTCATATTGAGGTAGTAACTCTAGGGAAGGAAACAAAGAAATTATCTGGTAAGGTAACTGCTATTGGTACAGGACTTGCTGATACTCAAAAACTGATTGGCACTCAGAATGAGATGCTGGAGCAGAAGTTTGATACTATATTGGCTCTTCTTAGTGGTGGTGCTGGTGCTGGTGGTGGAGAAGGAGGAACTTTAGGTAGTGGAGGTGTTTCTGGTACTGGAGGAATTCAAAAAGTATCACAGAATGCTGGTGATAGACTTTCTCTTTTCTTTGGTAAAAAGTTTATGATGAGAGGTGCTAGAGCTTTATTGAGACGTGGGTTGAAACATGGAACTAAGATGCTTCCAAAAGGATTGAAAAGAAATCTTCTTAAGATGAGAAATGCTCCTAGAAGAGTAGGGAAAAAGGTACTTAAAAAGGCAGTTACTAAGTTTGCGAGTAGTGGTGTAGGTAAAAAGATTGCAACTAAAGTTGGTGCTAAGGCTATTACCAAAGGAGTTGGAAAAGGTGTTGGTAAATCGTTAGCAAAGAAAGTTCCTTTTGTGGGTGCAGCAATGGGAGCTATATTTGCTGTTGATAGATTAAGGAAAGGTGATTTTTTAGGTGCAGGTCTTGAACTGGCATCTGGTATTGCATCTATATTTCCAGGAATCGGAACAGGCATCTCTGTTGGTCTTGATGCAGCATTGATAGCTAGAGATATTGCTGGTGACGGGAAGAAGGAACAACAGAGCAATGTTCAATCTAATTCTTCACGGTCTGGAAGTAGTACGATTTCGGGTTATGAGAAAGGTAGTGGTGGAACAAATATCATGGGATTTTTTAAACAAGCAGGTTCGCTTTTAATTTCGTCTGTTTTACCTGTTGCAGCAGCGACTGGTACATTATCAGAGGTTAAATCACAAGTTAAAGATGCTGGATTAGATTATGAAATTGCCTCTTTACCTCCACCACCAGTTAAAATTGGTCAAGGTAAGGTAGAAACACCAGCAGTGGTTAAATCTGAGACTCATAGTAAGATACCTGGATTTGGGAGACGTAATCAAGAAGAAACGGGAACAGAAACACCACCATCTGATGATAGAAATATTTTCCAAAAGAGTGGTGATTTTATAAAAGAGAAAGCTAGTGGTGCTTGGAATTGGTTGAAAGAAGGTACTCAGAGTAATGTAAAGAAGATTCAGTCATTTGTCTCTAATACTGCTGAGAAGGTTAATAATTCAGAAGTAGCAAATAAGGTTAGAAATGTAATAGGTAGTGAGAAGGGTGATGGTTTTATTGGACCAAAGTGGATGGGTATTAAGAATCCTTTTGCTAAAGAAAAGAAAGATTCAGCTTTCCTTGAAGAGAAAGCAGTTACACCTAAGACCAGTGGAGCAGACTATGATCAATATAGTGGAGCAAAAGCTATAATGAGTATAGATCCTGATATCACGGAACTTGGTGCTGCATATCTTGCAGGTAACATACAACAGGAAAGTGGTTGGGATGGTATGAGATCATGGGGTGAAGTATTAGGTGATGGAACCTCCCGAAATGGTGGTTTGGTTTCTTGGGCAAGTTGGAAAGATGATCCTGCTAGATTAGGAGCAATTGAAGAATTTTATGGTAAGAAGATAGAGGAAATTACTGAACATGAACAGTTGAAGTGGATGATTAAAGAGATGAAGCAAAGTTATGCTGGAGCTTATAAAATATTCACTAATCCAAAAGCATCTGAAGAAGATTTGATGAAAGCAAGTAAGTGGTATTGGGGTTATGGAGAAGAAGGTAGTAGATTCCGATATGCCACTAACATCTATCAAGAAATGTTGAAAACTCAATTTAATGAGCAAAAGGGAGAATCAAAAGAAGCAGAACAAAAAGTTAAACCTAGTGCAGAAAAGGGTGCATTATTACCACCATCTAATGTTACTACTAAGGCACAACAGGTTCAATATGCTAGTGCTGCTATAGATGAAATTGAAGATCAAGCACCTGCTCAACCTATAGTTTATCTAACTAATATGGATATTTCTAGTAATCCCGTTGTTATGCCTAAGTCATCTTCACGTAAGGATGATTTTGTATCTCGTTATCGTTTCATGTCTTTAGGAGCAGCATAAGATGGCAGCACTTCAGAAAACTTGGTCTGGTGATCTTACCACATCAATAGCAAAAAGACTTATACAAGCACAACAACTTGCTAGTGCTGGTAAGAAAGAAGCAATGGATGTTGCTAACTTCTATGGTGTTGATCCTATGCTTCGTAGGGGTGAGTTTTTTGGACATGGTTTGGGTACTGCTTTTAGTGATTTTCTGCCTAGATCACTACAACATAGAATGCCAAATGTAACTAGGAGAGATCCTTCTTACATTTCTAGAGGTCAGCGTAGTACTGCTTTATATGGTCAATCAAGTCCATTCCCTCCTAGGAGTCCTTGGCCTGGTCCTTCTGGTGGAGGAGGTGGTGGTATAAATCCTGAGATAGTACCAAACGATGCTATTCTTGGTAACATGATTAATGTTACACCTGGTGGTATCAGAAATACAACAGGTGGCATTAAAGTTCATGATGCGAAATTAGGTAAGTTTGTAAGTGAAGTAGGAGAGTCACTTAGTGGCACTATGAATGTTCTTAATGCTGATAATGATGTCATTAAGGAAGGAATGTTCTCTGCACAACAGGGACTTACTGCTACACAAGATCAGTTAGAGAATGTTGGTGATACGTTAGAAGATAAATTAGATGCTATTATCAACGAGTTAAGAATTCAGAATAATCTTATTAGAAGGGCAGAGGATCAGAGAGAAGCAAGTTTAGCAGAGACACAAACAGAACAGCGTGATATTCCACTTCTTGCTGGATCTGGTACAGATAGAATTGCTGGTGTTAAGGAAGATGTTAGTGAGGTTCTAAGAGAGAATCAGGCAGAAGATGCTCTTGCATATGATAATAATCTTTCACCTATGTTACAGGAGAAAGAACGAGGTGGAACAAATACTATTCTTCATGGTAAGGAACAAGATCTTCTTACTGGTAAAGTATTTGATGGACCAGATACTGGGTATCCTGCTAATACGTCTGGTAATATTGTACCTATAAACAACTTCTTTACTAGAGGTCAGACTGGTGCTGCTTCTAAGACAGGTGGATTACCATCAGGAATGGGTCCAGTTAAAGGTAAAACACAAGATCTTGCTGACGTTCCAGAAGTTAAAGCAGAGACAGAGAAGTTAGCTAAGGCAGTTTTAGTACCTGTTCAAGCAGCAGGTGCTATGACTTTAGGAATTCTAGGAAATGCATTCTCAAACATACCTATGATAGGTCCAGTTGCAGGAGCAATTAAGCAAATTGCATCACCTATAGCTTCAATGTTTGGTGTTAAGAACTCTGTTGCGACTAACTTGGCAGCAGAGGTTGGAAATAAAGAGGATGAACAGAAGAGACAGGCAGATACTGCTGCTGGAGTAGTAAATAGAGAAATAGAGAAGAAGAATTGGTTTAGTAAATCAATAGATTGGATCAAAAATATCTTTAATAGAAATGCAGAGAAGGGTGCTGTTATTAATACCAGATCTGGTACTAGTCACACTCGTGCTACAAGTAATTATGGTAGTAGTAATGTATCATTGAGTGCAGAGAAAGGTGCTACTATTATTAGTGGTCCAAAAACAGGATATAATGTGAATGTAGCTGGTACTAAAGTTAATGCACATGGAACAGAGTTAGTTACATCAGCAGAAAAAGGAGTTCAGATTACACCATTAGATAATTTTGCGACAGATGGCATACAGGGTAATGAGGTTACTCCAGGTGGTGATATAGCTCATAAGATGTCATTTGAACGTGGTGGTAGGATGACTCCTGCTAAGATTAGAGCAAAACGTGCTCAAGAAGCAGCAATGAATGCACCACAATCTAACAAGACTAATATTGTTCATCTTAATTCTAAGGAAAGGGAGTTTAAGAGAATGATGAATAAGGTAACAAAGGTTGAACCAGTAGTGATAAATACCAAAAATGCTAAAAACACTCCACCACCTCAAGAAATGAATCATATAACGAATGTGGGTGATCCTGGACTTGATGTAATATATCCTTCTTTAGTATAGATTATGGCAGAAGATACAAATGAAAAGGTATATGCATCTGATTGTGAATGTAAGCAGATTGCATTTTATAAACCAGGAGAGGATAAACCATATGTAAACCTTCTTGGTATGGTGGTTACATTTCAGTACCATGAAGATATTTTTTGGCCAGCATATGGTGCTACCATGACGGTAGTTGATAACCAAGAGAATATTATTTCATCTATGCCTATTCAAGGATTTGAAAAGGTTGTTGCGGAATTTGAAGATGTTCTTGGAGAGCAGTATTCTTATACTTTTCGTGTATGGACAATACAAAATAGAATTACAAGAGAAAGAAGGAACACATATACTTTAGGATTGATTTCTGAAGAAGGTTTAATAAATGAAGGTATTCGTATTAATAGCACCATAAAAGGAAATACATCCGTTAAGGTTAAAGAGTTGTTGAGTAAGTATCTAAAAGTTCCTGAAGGAATGATTGATGCAGAAACGTCAGCGACTAGTGTAAAAATTCTTCCTACTAAAAAGACTCCTTTTGCATTGATTAGATCGTTACAACAAAAGACAGTTTCTGAGAGAACTGGTAAAGTTGGTGCTGCTAAAAATCCTCCTGATAAAGTTGAAGTACGATATGGTAGAGGTAGATCAGGAGTATCAAGAACAGTAACAAAGACTGATGTTAGTCCTGAGACAGCAGCAAAAGCAACTGGTACTGCTGGATATCTATTCTTTCAGACTAGAAAGGGTCATGTCTTCAGATCAATTGATAGTTTAGCATCATCTGATAAAGAATTTAATGGTAAGCCTCCAGTTAATTTAGAAGAACCTTTCTATATGCAAGCAGCAAAGAGTGGTGAAGAAACTAGAAAGAGAATACAGGAAATAGTATTTGGTAATGAACTCAATATAATGAAGAAGATGAGAGAAGGTGCTTACTCATCATTATGTTGTTTCTTCAACATAAATACTGGTGAATATGAGGAGCAAGTATATTCCCTTAAAGATATGTGGAATAATATGGCTCATATGGGAAGTCAAACTAAATTGGGAGGAGGTCAAGAATCTTTATCTGAATATCCATCAAGGGTTATGTCTAGTATTATTAACCATGAAAATTGGTATATGGGGTCTAAAGTCGCCTCAAATGAAGATAAGCATGGTGGTGATGGAGATAATAGTTACCCTGATTGGCAGAAACAATTTCTTTCTCAGGGTATTTCAAGGATAGGTATTCTATTCAACCAAGAGTTGACTATTTCTCTAACAGGACATCTTGAATTATGTGCAGGTGATAAAGTTGAGGTTAGGATACCTAACCAAATGCCAGATGATGAGAAGAAACCTGTGTGGGATCCAGAACATAGTGGCACATATTTGATCAAAAACCTTAATCATCAGTTTAATATACCTAGTAAAAAGGTATATACTGTGCTACAATTGATCAGAGATTCCTATGGAATCAAAGATCAAGAATCAAATGTAAAATGAGGTACTTATGGAAAGTATAGAAGCTCACATTAAAAAAGATAAAGAGATCTTAGATGATCCAACTCTCAACCCTGCTGCCAGAAGGCATTACAAGGAAGAGTTACACGATTTAATTGAATATGAAGAGCATCATCATGATGAAATTGTTGCAGGAGATCACCATGATCCTAATGCAATAGAACTCTTCTGTGATCAACATCCTGATGAGCCTGAATGTTTAATATACGATGACTGATTCTGCTTTACAATCACTGTACCCTGTTAACCAAATTGGATCTGATGGATTCAATTGGTGGATAGGGCAGGTTGAAAAGGATAGCAGAGATGATCCTAAAGGATCTGGTAGATGTAAGGTGAGAATTATTGGATTGCATCCGCAGTCCTGTGAAGTTGTTGCTGATGAGGACTTGCCTTGGGCCATAACAATGATGCCTGTGACAAGTCCTCATAGACCAGGAGCATTAGTTTCTGTAACATCAAAACTTCGTTCTGGAGATTGGGTTGTTGGGTTCTTTATGGACCAAGATAAACAACAACCCATAATAATGGGTACTGTTGGTAGGGTAGCAAATTCAACCAAGACAAAGACAGAAGATAAGGATACGGCAGATAAGGGTTGTAATTCATTTACAACTTATCTTGATGATCAAAGGAAATCTTTTGATGATAATGCAGGTGATAAAGAACAGGTTGAACTAACTGCTTGTAAGGCTGGAAGTCCTGCTACAGAAGGGAAGGAATTAAAGGAAAATCCTCAAATTTCTGCTTCTATGACTAAAGGGCAGGCTGCCATTTATAAGGTGAATACAAAGACTAATCCTGCTGGTATTAGTTTCTGTGTAGAGAAAGCAGATAGGTGTGGTAAGGATACAAATCTCACTGGTACTTTTGGAAGATTGTTTAGTGAGATGTTAGCAGAGATACAAAATAATGATGGAAAACTAGGAACGTATCTAGTTGGTGAGTTATCTGGTGATTTGTATGATATTATTGATGTTGGAAGGGAGTATGTAGATAAAGCAATTCGTCTTATGAAGACGTTTGTTGCTAATGTTAAAGGGTTTGTACTTAAACAAATTAGAAAGGCAGTTAAGAAGATAACTGATGCTCTTTTACGTCCTACTGATAAAGGTAATGCTCTTACTGGTGTAACTAAGTTCCTTAATGATATGCTTGCATCAGTTGGATGTAAGATGGCAGATCTTGGTGATATGCTTGCTCAGTGGTTGGAGAATATGATTTTTGGTTATCTCTTTAACCTTTATAAGTCAACTGCATGTCAGGTAGATAAGTTTGTTGGTGGTTTAATTAATAAGATTCAATCTTTGATGAATCAATTATTAGAGAGTATTCTTGGACCATTACAATCTATTCTTGGTGCTATAGCAAAACCACTTGATATGATTGGTCAAGCAATTAATAAAGTATTAAATCTTCTTGGTATTCAGTGTAGTGGTCCAGGACAAAAATGTGCTAAGAAAACAAAGGTATGTACGGATTGTTCTGGAGATAAGAGAGAAGATTTCTTAGATAAATTGTTGGCAAGTCTTGGTGATTCTGATAGTCAAGATTGGAATCAATATACTTGTGATGATACACTGGAAGGAACTAGATTAAAACCTACCGCAGTTGATTTTGTTGGTGGAATTCAGAATGTTGATAGGAATATAGTTTATAATATTACTGATATTACTGTAAATGAAGGAGAGAAGGCAGTATTTACTGTTACTAGGAGTGGATATACTGATATAATTTCAAGTCTTACTTATAAGACAAGAAATGGTACTGCAACTGCTGGTGAGGATTATGAAGAGAAGAGTGGTATTTTAGGATTTGTTGCAGGTCAGAAGTCTGCAACTATTGAAGTTAGAACTTTTAGTGATACATTAACTGAAGGGTATGAGGATTTTTATTTAAGACTTACTACTGATACTCCATCAAGAGAGATATCTAGATCAAATTTTAAAAGAAATATTTCTAGATGTACTATTAAAGAGACTTCTATTACACAAGGTGTTTCTTCTCCAGTAGATCCTGATACTGGTACTCCTATTGCAGCAAATCCAGTTGATGCATCATCAAATCCAGATGCTGATCCATTTACAGGGAATGAAAGTTATTCTACTAGAGAAGTTCCTGCTAGTGGTGATCCAACTTATACTGTTGTTGCTGATAGGGCATCTGTTAAGGAAGGAGAATTTGTTACTTATACTATTACAACAACAAATGTTGCTAATGGAACAACATTAAATTATCAATTATTTGGTAATGGTATTACACCAAGTGATCTTACAAATAATAGTTTAGTAGGAACATTTACAATAGAAGGTTCTAGTGCAACTGTAATAGTTGGAATACGAAATGATGGTTCAGTTGAGGATGCAGAAACATTAGTATTTTCTATACCAGGAACAGGAGCATCAGTTAGTGTTTTAATTGTTTCTGATATTGCTGGTTTAAGTGAAGAGGAAATTCGTTTACTTGAAGATGATTCATCTCTTGATGAAATAGATCAACCACCAGTTTTACCTACTCCAGGAACTATCGTTACTAATTCTGGTGGTGGAATCATTAGTATTCCAATTAGTAGTTCTGGAGATCCTTATACAGAACCACCAGCGGTCTTTATAACTGGTGAAGGGTATGGAGCATCGGGAGAAGTATTATTAGATCCAGATGGATTTGCTAAAGAGATACGTATAGTTGATCCTGGGTTTGGATATAAGATTAATAAACCTGCTACTGCCGAATTGGAATGTATTATTGATTCTTTTACTATGGTTAGACCTGGCCGAGAGTATACATCTGCACCAACAGTATTTGTTAATGGTAGTAAGGATGTTGCTGATGCAGTTATTAATGATAGAGGTCAGATAATAAGTGTAAGAATTAAGGATAGAACTCTTACATTTGATGATTATCCAGAAGTTAAGATTCTTGGTGGTGGAGGATATGGAGCTAAGTTTGTTCCTTCCTTTGCTTGTGTTAGCCCTGAGATGCGTGTTAAAATTGGTTCTGCTAAGATCGGAACTGGTTCTTACATTGATTGTCCGTAGGAGGTAGATTATGGCAGAAGTAAAGGATGGATCACAGGAGATTCAGAAGTCAACTACCGAAAATGAAAAGAATACTAATAATGAAAATGGTACTGAAGACAAAGATAATCTTGATACTCAACTTACTATTTTAGTTAATGGTGAGACTGTTCAAATATCTGAAGACTTTACAGGAACTCATGTTCAAAATAAGGATGAAGGACATGGACTTCATATTCAAAAGAATGGTGATATTATAATTCTTTCTGGTTCTGGTGGTAAAGGTCAAGCATGTGGTGGACGCATGTTAATTAATACCAAAAATGGTCAGATTACTAAGAGTGGTCCTATAATTGAAGAGGTTAATGCTAGTTCTAAAAATTCTGGTGAGGATGGTTCTAAAACTAATAAGGATTCAGGAAATAGTGAAGTAGCATATTCAGGATCATTTTCTGGTGATCACGAGGTTGAGATTCAGGGAACTAAGTATGTAAAGGCAAGAGACATAGTATTGGATGCTACAGATACTATTACTCTAAGAGGAACTAAAGTTATTGTTGCTGTTGATGAATGGGTAGAAGAGAAGGGATTGGTAAAAAGTAAAGTTGATACTATAGAAGAGGAAGTTACAGCACAGAGAACTTCTGAAGTTAAAGAGGATGTTTCAAAACAGTATGATACTCGTGCATCAAAGAATACTGTTGGTACTGGTCACATAAATGAGAATGTTCAAGGTGACTATCAAATGAAAGTCGCTGGTATCTATAATTTACAGATTCAGGGTAATTCTGTTGCTGCTTCTCCTCTTATTAAGAATAGATCTTTTGGTTTGAATATTGGTCTCAATAATGCTGGAATTACAGGTGGTGCTCGTCTTAATGCAGAGGGTATGATTGATATTAGTACTAATAGTAAGAATATAATACTTAATTCAGGTAAAGGTATTGGTATTGATGCTTATGCTGTTGATGATCCCCCTGAAAATGGTGAAGTTAGAATATCTGGTAGTACTGCTGGTGTTAAGATGATATCATGGAAAGGTGCTAATGAAGCTAATTCTACATTGATTGAAGTTAAGGAAGATGGTATTAAAGCGAAGACCAAACAGAAGGTTGAAGTTGAAGCAACTGGTGATTTCAAAGTTACAGCTGCTAAAATATACCTTAACTAGTGTGCCAGTTGTATAACTGTCACAAGGGGGGTTGACCACATAATCATAAGATGGCATAATGTATAAATAACTTTACATAACTCAGGCCCGAAATTATCGTACCCTGTGCCGATGTAAGACAGATCCCATGTCGGGGATCTTATCATCCGCAGGGTCTTTTAGTATCCTTGCGAGACACTTTAAATACAAAACATGTCTATCAAATCAACAATCGCAGCTGTAGCTGCATCACCTTTCCTTCTCGCTGGAGCCGCTTTTGCTGGTCCTTACGTGAATGTAGAAAGCAACCTTTCTTATCCAGATGGAGATTATTCTTCTGCTGCTACTGATATCCACATTGGATATGAAGGAACAGTAAGCGAAGGTAAGATTGCATACTACGTACAAGGTGGTCCTTCTCTAAACCATACTGAGTCTACTGACGATACAGAAACAGAACTTTCTGGTAAGGTTGGTGCTTCTTATGGAGTTTCTGAAGATCTTGCTCTCTACGGTGAGGTTTCTGGTGCTTCTAACGGAGAAGACAGTGACGGTGACAACATCGTTGACTGGGGTGCTAAAATCGGTGCTAAGTTCACTTTCTAATTCAGTAAGTAACTTAATGTATAGGGAGGGGTTGCGACCCCTCCTTTTTTATGCTATACTGTAAGCATTATGGAAAAACCTGTAACAAATAGAGATATCATGGCAAAATTGACAGACCCACCATTACCTGCGTGGGGTAAGAGAGATAAAGTACGTGCTCAAGTTAAGTCTAGATTCTATTACATATTCTGGGGTGCTGCAACTGTGTCTGTCCTTGCTGGTCAACTATATGTTGGTAGTGGGTATAGAATGTATGCAGGAGCTTTGATGAGGATCTTTGATGCTGTTGAGGTAGAGGTTAAAGATGGAATTCGGTACTATTAGCACATCACCAAGTTCTATTAGATTTGCAATAATTATTATATTATTTTTCACGTGGCTATACATATTAAACCATCCAACAGAAGATGATGACTGAATTAGCAAAACGACTTAAAGAAGGAACCAAAGAGTCTCACTCAGCAGCAGAGAATACTAAATTTGTTGCATCCTTTCTTAGAGGTGTAGTGGATTATGAAGAGTATCGTAAACTACTCACCAATTTCTATTATGTCTATGACACAATGGAGCAGAGGATTAGAGAGACAGAAGATCCAATGGTTAAAGCAATTAAATCTGAAGATCTTGAACGTAAAGAAGCAATTGAAAGGGATCTTGAATATTATTATGGTCCTGATTGGAAAGATAAACAGACACCTTCAGAGGCATGTAACACATATTGTTACAGAATCAACGAGATAGCAGAGAAGGATCCTTATCTATTGATTGCACATCATTATACCAGATATATTGGTGATCTATCAGGTGGTAAGATATTGAAAGAGATTGCAGCACGTGTCCTTAAACCACCAGTGGGTAAAGGATTAGATTTCTATGAGTTCCCTAGCATACCAAATGCTAAGGAGTTTAAGAATAATTATAGATCAGTGCTTGATAATCTAGATTGTGATGAGCAACAGATTAATGCTTTGATTACAGAAGCAAACTATGCCTTTAGATTAAACATGTATATGTTTGATGAGATTCAAGGTAGTGCTAGTAAATCATTCTTGCGATTAGCAATTAGTTATCTTGGATCTTTTATTCAAGAGATGACTGTATCCAAGAGGTTTAGATGAATATGTGGTATGTTATAGGATGGACAATAGTTACAATGTGGTTATTATCTAAACTTGGGGTCTTTAAGAAGCATTAAAAAGACCCCCTTACGGGGGTCTTGGTTTGCTTATTCTAAGATTGAATAACATATTC